CACGACAGATTAACAGTGATTCGCTGTACCAATTAATAGGTTAGACATGACACAAACACAAATACAAGTATCCAAGCGCCATGGTGGCAAAGAAACGCTAGACATTGAAAAACTACATAAAGTGGTTTTTTGGGCAACTCAGAGCATTACCGGAGTTTCAGCCAGTGAAGTGGAAATCAAAAGTCACTTGCAATTTTACAACAACATCCCAACATCAGACATTCAGGAAACACTTATTAAAAGTGCGGCAGATTTAATTTCAGAAGAAACACCAAATTATCAATATGTGGCCGGTAGACTAATTTGTTATCACCTGCGTAAGCAAGTGTACGGCACATTCCAACCTTGTCATATTCGAGAACTAGTAGAACGCAATGTCAAGCGTGGTTTCTATGATCAAGAATTGCTTGATACATACAGCCCAGACGAATGGGAACGCATCAACGGTTTTATCCGTCACGATCGTGATGAGCAGTTGACCTATGCTGCCATGGAACAATTCCGAGGCAAGTACCTTGTACAAAATCGTGTAACAAAAGAAATATTTGAAACGCCACAAGTGGCCTATGTACTAATTGCTGCCACATTGTTTGGCAAGTACCCCAAGGCAACACGCATGACTTGGATTCGTGATTATTATGATGCCATCTCCACACATCAGATCAGTTTGCCTACTCCTGTCATGGCCGGTGTACGCACACCACAACGGCAGTTCTCTAGCTGTGTGTTGATTGAAACAGGCGACAGCTTGGATAGTATTAATGCCACAACATCTAGTATTGTAAAGTATGTGAGTCAGAAAGCTGGTATCGGTATCGGCGCCGCACGTATTCGTGCAATTGGTTCACCTATTCGCAATGGCGATGCTTATCACACAGGCGTTATTCCATTCTATAAAATGTTCCAAGCGGCCACACGTTCGTGCTCACAGGGCGGAGTACGCAACGGTGCCGCCACCTTGTATTACCCACTGTGGCATCTTGAAGTTGAAGACTTATTGGTATTAAAGAACAACAAAGGTACCGACGACAATCGTGTACGTCAAATGGACTACGGTGTGCAGTTCAACAAGGTCATGTATGAACGACTGTTGACCAATGGCGACATCACGCTGTTCTCACCACATGATGTTCCTGAAATGTTTGATGCTTTCTACACCGATGTAGAAAAGTTTCGTGAACTGTACGAACGAGCTGAACGCAATACCAAGCTTCGCAAAAAAACAATTCCAGCAGTGGAGTTGTTCAGTCGTTTTATGCAAGAGCGCAAAGATACTGGACGTATCTATTTGCAAAACGTAGACCATGCCAACAGTCACGGTAGTTTTAAACCCGAGCTGGCGCCCATTCGTCAAAGCAATTTATGTTCTGAGATTGACTTACCCACAAAGCCTTTGAACGATATAAATGACCCCGAAGGTGAAATTGCTTTGTGCACACTTAGTGCATTGAACTGGGGTGCGTTCCGTGATCCTGAGGACATGGAAAAGGCATGTATACTAGCAGTACGTGGACTAGATGCATTGTTGAGCTATCAACATTATCCCATATTGGCTGCACAACTAGCCACAGAGAATCGCCGTCCACTTGGTGTTGGTATTATCAATCTTGCCTACTGGTTGGCCAAGAATGATGTCAGCTACAGTGATCCAGCCGCACTGGCATTGGTTGACAAATGGGCGCAACACTGGAGTTATTTTTTAATCAAAGCCAGTGCAGACCTTGCTGAAGAATTTGGTGCATGTCCCAAGTCTAATGAAACCAAGTATCATGACGGAATACTGCCAGTTGACACGTACAAGCGTGAAGTAGATGAACTTGTGGCACACGTGGATGCTGTGGACTGGACAGGCCTGCGTGAACAACTCAAACGCACTGGTATTCGAAATAGTACCTTAATGGCACTGATGCCAGCAGAGACATCGGCCCAGATTAGCAACGCCACAAACGGTATCGAACCCCCACGTAGCTATGTTTCAATTAAACAAAGCAAAGATGGTGTACTCAAACAAGTTGTCCCTGAGTATCGTCGCCTAAAGAACAAATATGAACTGTTGTGGGATCAGAAATCGCCCGAGGGTTATTTAAAAATCTGCGCAATTCTGCAAAAATACATTGATCAAGGCATCAGCGTAAACACCAGCTACAATCCTCAGCACTACGAAGATGAAAAGATTCCCTTGAGTGATATGCTAAAGCATCTTGTGATGTTTTATAAGTATGGTGGCAAACAGCTATATTACTTTAACACATATGATGGTTCGGGTGAGATTGATCTTGATAGATTGAGTCAGAAACAAGTGTTAACTGAATCTGTTAATACCCCAATACAAGACGAAGACGAGTGCGACAGTTGCACAATTTAATAGGATAACATGAGCGTTTTAAATTTAAAAAAAGATCGTGATCATACACAAAGCCTGGCCTTTCTTGACCCCGAAGGTGGCATCGGTATGCAACGATTTGATACACTGAAGTATCGACAGTTTGACAAACTTACTGACAAGCAACTGGGCTTCTTTTGGAGACCCGAAGAAGTCGATGTGTTGCGTGATGCCAAGGACTTTAAAGATCTTACCAGTTACGAACAACATATTTTTACCAGCAATCTAAAACGCCAAATCCTATTAGATTCTGTTCAAGGTCGCAGTCCCAGTCTTGGCTTCTTGCCATTGACCACATTGCCAGAACTAGAAACCTGGATCACTACTTGGACATTTAATGAAACTGTTCATAGTCGTAGTTACACGCACTTGATACGTAACGTGTACTCAGATCCAGGCCGGGTGTTTGACGAAATGTTAGACATTGCTGAAATTGTAGATTGTGCACACAACATTACCAAGTACTATGATGATTTGATAGAATACAGTTTGTTGTATCAAGTGTTGGGTGCGGGCACTCACACTGTGAATGGTAAAACTGTAACAGTTGACACATACGAGCTTAAACGTCGAATATGGTTGGCAATTGCCAGTGTCAATGTGCTTGAGGGTATTCGATTCTATGTGAGTTTTGCGTGTAGTTGGGCATTTGCTGAACTTAAAAAGATGGAAGGTAACGCCAAGATCATCAAGTTCATTGCCCGAGATGAAAATGTACACTTGGCATCCACGCAACAGTTGCTAAAAATATTGCCCAGTGACGACCCCGACTTTGCTCGTATCAAAGAAGAAACACAAAGTGAAATGATCAAGATGTATGAACTTGCTATCAAACAAGAAAAAGACTGGGCTAAATTCTTGTTCAAAGATGGCAGCATGATTGGATTGAACGAGCATTTGTTGTGCGAATATGTAGACTGGATTGGTAACAAACGCATGACTGCTGTGGGATTACCCACTCAAACCAAAGGCGGCAGTAACCCACTGCCTTGGACGGCTAAATGGATTGCCGGCGCTGAAGTACAAGTGGCGCCACAAGAAACAGAAATTACATCTTACGTGATTGGTGGTACCAAACAAGATGTAGATTCAAACACATTATCAGGATTGAGCTTATGAAACTCACAGTATATTCAAAAACAGTTTGCCCATATTGCGTACAGGCAAAAAATTATCTCAAGAATAGCAATATTGAATTTGAAGAAATTAATATTGAAGACACACCACAAGCACGTGAATATATCATGCAAGCTGGGCATCGTACTGTACCTCAAATCTATTACAACGGCAAGTTATTTGTTGAAGGTGGTTGGCAAGGTTTAAGTAAGTTGAGCGTGGAAGATATCATGCGTGAAATTGAACTGCGCAACGAACTTTCTAATGCTAATGTACCCTTTTAATTTAAAGAAAAACACAATGAACATCGAAAACAATACAATTTATACCTTAAAACTCAGCACCGGTGAAGAGTTGGTGACTAAAGTAGTTGAAGTAAATGCTGATCATATCATGATCGAGCACCCTATTCTTACAGTGATTAGCCCACAAGGTCTGCAAATGATGCCCGGACTATTTTCTGCAAATCTTGACAAACCCGTGAGGCTAAATAATTCTAGTTGGGCCATGATTGCTGAA